GCTCCGAGGTTAAAAAAGCCTCCGAAGGTTCAAATCCTTCTCCAACCGCCATTGCGGGTATAGCTCAATGGTAGAGTGTCAGTCTTCCAAACTGATTATGTGAGTTCGATTCTCACTACCCGCTCCATTTAACTGGGGATTTGCATAATGGTAGTGCAGGAGACTTTGGATCTCTTAGTGAAGGTTCGATTCCTTCATCCCCTGCCAATTTATTCGGAGTGACACTTTGATCATTTTAATAAACGTGTGTGTTGGGGGGTGACCCCAACAACGTGAGGGATGACGATACACCCCTGTAGTCTGACCCGGACGAATCTGATCCAGATAGGATAGGGTTGATTTTAATGGGCTGTTAGTGATAGTGGTAGCACGGGAGCTTTGCAAGCTTTAGGGAAGAGTTCGATTCTCTTACGGTCCACCATTTGAAATTAATGTTTGTTGTTAATCAACTATTTATTAATGTTCAAAGAGAGCGCGGGTATGATGTAGTGGTAGCCTGCAACCTTGCCAAGGTCGATGTGCCGGTTCAATTCCGGCTACCCGCTCCAAAATTTTATGGGCGTATACTGGTTTCGATTTAGTAGTACACCTATGTTAGGCACGTAGAGGATGATAGTTGGCCTCTTTAAAACATCTATTATAACATTAACTGCTGAAGATAATGTAATCAGCTACGACTTCTCTTATGATGATGTTGTAGCAGTTGCGGCTTAAGTTGTCGCACCATCCTTCACATTGAAGTCTGATATTTGTGTTGGGTGTAAATTATTGGACTGGATCAAATGTTTGGTTTGCGCAAATGATTGAGAAAATAGTAAATCTTAAGAGTAATATTTTTAGATATTTTTTATTATTACTTCCTAACAATTTAAAATATATAAACGTGTAGGCTGATATAAGTTATCTATTAAAGACAAGGGTTCAACTCCCTTTACGTCCACCATTTTATTCAGATTCAAAGTCAATGTAGCTATCGATGATTATTACTCCGTTATCATTGATATAACCTTCTTCAATCAAATACTTTGTAATTCGTTCTCTACAACAATCATCTTCATATACATCACATTTTTCTGGATGTCTCAATACTACAAATTTATTTGCCCAGATAGTTATATTATGATTGTTTATATTAACTTCGTGAAAATTAACCTCTTCCATACTAGATAAGTATATTTATACAAAGATGAAAAGATATAGTTTATTATACGAGTCCAGTATATATGACTACTTGGTGTGGGAACCTAAAGGTCAATTAAAATATATTGCGGATAAACTTGATTTGGTACCAGACGATGATGGTGTATTATATAGAGGAATGTCTGAGAAAGAATACAATATACTTAAAAAACAAGGTAAAGTTACTAGTAAAGGTAAAGGTAATACCAGAGACATTGTTGGTAGTTATTTAGCTAGCGATTTTAAATTGGCAGCAAGATTTGCCTTAGTCAATTATAGAGATAAGGGTGAAGGTATAATAGTAGTGATTGACAAAACTAAATTACCTGATTTAAAAAATGTAGATCCAGGCAATTATGTTACTAGTTATATACCAATAGAAGCAGTAAAACAAATTATAGACTTGAAAAAGTTATGAGTAATATTAAACTAACAAAACAACAAGCAGAACAAAAGGTATATGAGTTAACTGAAAAACTTCTTTATGTAAAGAAAGATTTCAAGGATGTAGCTTCTGGATATAAAGAAAAAATGAAAGAAATCGAAAACGAAATTAAGGCAATTGTGGAAGAAGCATCAACTAGTAATCCTTAATTTTTAATACTAATTTTTTTTAATTTAAATTACTTTCAAGAAATGTTTTTTTACTTTTCTTTTATTTTTTTCCTATATAAGTAACTTTAAAGATTAGTATTGACAAACACAGAATATTTTGTATACTATGAATAGTATTTCTCAGGCTGATAATCTGAGATTGTTTAGATCATATCAAATATTAACCACAAAATTATATTATATAATGCAAACCAAAGAAAAGAAAGTAGTAATTGAAAATGCATCGGATAGGTACGTAGTTATGAGAAATGGAGCCAGAGTCTCAGATGAAGAATATGCGAATAAAGACGCAGCTAAGTCTGAGTATGATCACTGGACTCGTATTATTACAAGATGGCCAGATGGAAGTAAGTTGGAGATTGTAAACTTATCAAGGAGAGTAAAGTAATATGGGATTGAGAGAACAAATTAAAACAGCTGCTTCAGAATCGGATGTTACATCATTATTATTAAAGGGTCAAACATTTGATCTAGTTTCAGATAGAACCAAGAGATCGTGGAAGTCTACTGCGAGAGTTAGGTTAACACAATTATTGAACATTGATCCGACACAATCATCAGAGAAATCTGTTGAGAAAAAGAAAAACAAAACTGGTAAAAAGAGTAAGTAAAGTTTAGTATAAATTAGAATTATTTGAAAGCGTCACTGAAAAGTGACGCTTTTATTTTTGTCTAATTGTATTGATTTTTGATATATATAATCAGTTATTATGTCTAAAAAATTTTCCGCGATGATATTACCATGTGAGTATGATGAGATGGAAAAATACATCATTGAAAATAAAACTATATTGACAAAAAAGGTTGTTGATTCAATCGAACACGCACTGAACAACAAACTAACTAATATAGAAGTTTTTAAATTTAAGAATAGTGATTATATCGTTTTACTCAATTCGTTATCATTCAAAGAAAACTTAGAGTTTATTTTTAAATACTACATTGAGACAGAACAATATGAGTATTGTCAATGTGTAAAAAAAGTACAAAAATTATTAGATACCAAAAATGAGCAAAAAAAAAGATACAAGCCCAAAGGTTCACCAAAACACAAAAATTAAAGACTCGATTCAAATAAAAAGTGTAGAGTTAACTGAAAAACAAAAAGAGCTCATAAACATATTAACTAATAAAAACTCAAAACTCGTATTTATATCCGGTCCTGCAGGTACAAGTAAAACGTATACCTCAGTATTATCTGGGTTGAATCTAATTAATGATAAAAGAGTTAGCGAAATTATATATGTTCGCAGCGCTGTAGAAAGTAGTGATAGTAAATTGGGATTTTTACCTGGTGAAATGGATGAAAAAATGAGTCCATACGTACAACCTCTTATTGATAAACTAGAGGAATTACTACCAAGATCAGATATCGAAAAACTTAAAAAGGAAGAACGTATACATGGTTTTCCAGTAAACTTTTTACGTGGTTTGAACTGGAATGCTAAAGTTATAGTAGCTGATGAAGCTCAAAATATGACTAAAAAAGAGCTTGTAACTCTTATAACCCGCGTTGGTGAGTTTAGTAAGTTATATGTTTGTGGTGATCCAGACCAAAGTGATATCAATGGTAAAAGTGGATTTTCTTCTGTTATGAATATATTTGATGATGAAGAAAGTAAAAGCAATGGAATTTATATCTTCAAATTTGCAGAAGAAGACATTGTTCGCAGCGGATTGGTCAAATATATATTAAAAAAACTAAAAAAGTTAAATTAATTAATAATTATATAGTATGGCAGTAGTAATATCAAATAGAGGTAGATTGATATCGGATCTCACTCCAGCAACAACTTTGAGTGGAAATGATCTATTAGTTATTCAATCTTTAAACGCATCAAATAATTTAACAAGAAAAACAACTTTAACAACGTTGTCAGATTTTGTATTATCAACATTTGGCTCATTTCCAGATGCGGTTGATTTTCAAAATGCTGATAATCGTTTTACTGGATCTTTTTTCAATCCAAATGGAAAGACTTCCAACTTACATACAGTTACTATACGTTCAAATTTAACTATGGGTGCTGGTAGTACTGCTACTATTAGTCCAACAAATTTAACATTTATTCCTGCAAATGGTTCATCGTTTCAAACTAAAGTTGTAAATACAATAGGTGGTATAACAGGTAGTGCGAATACAGGTTTCACCGGTAGTTTAAAAGGCAGATTGACTGGCAATGTAACTGGTAATATAATTGGTAACGTAACTGGTAATTTGACGGGTAACGTAACTGGTAATGTAAATGGTAATTTAACAGGCGACGTCACGGGTAATTCAGTTGGTAATTTAACAGGTGATGTTTTAAATGCTAATTCAAATAAAATATTAGAAAATGGAAGTGGAACCGCAACTGCAAATGGCGGATATCCGAACGCATTCTTTTACGGAACATCATCTTACGCTACACAAGCATTAACTGCAGCTTTTGCTTCTTCGGGCACTGGGGCTTTACCTGGTGGTGGTAGTCAATATCAAGTCGTAATAAAGGATGGTAGTGGTGGAGCAACATGGAGTACTCCAATAACAAGAAGTGGTGTACCAACTGCAAATTATGTTTCATATTGGACTGATAGTAAAACATTGGCAGCGTCAAATATGGCGTTTTTTAATGGTATCGATACTTTTCAAGTTACCAATTTTACTGCTACTGGAATAATTACTGCTAATTCTAGTATTACTGGATCTTTATATGGAGCAGTAACATCGCCACCATCAAGTGTAACACTAGCAGCTAGTGCTACCGCTACTATTAATGGCGATTTATATCCATCAAGTAAACTAACTGTAAATGGTACAGGTGGTACTGTCACCATAAATTTAAGAAAGGGTAAAACCTGTACAGTATATGTGCATAATGCAGGTGCTTTCACGTTGACATGGAATGCTAGTATAGATGGTGGATCATCAACCACATCAATATATTGGAAAAATGGAATTGCACCTACATTAACAGCATTTGGAAAGGACGTATTCACATTTGTTAATATAGATGATAATGTATTTGCATCTGCGATACAAAATTTTAGCTGATATGATTCAGAATTTTTCATTTTGGCAACAAGTTGTATCTGGTGGAGGAACCAGCTATAGTTTTAGCAATTATTATAGTAGTTTTTCTGCAGGTAAAACCACGATTAGAAATTTAATATTAGCGCAAAGTTTAAGTAATATTGGTGCTGATACTAGAAAGGTGTTACAATTTGTCGTTAATAGGTTAACAACGGTAACAGATGTTTCTAATACGAATTCATGGGCGCCATACGGTACAACAACAATTAATTATGATTTAACATATCCAACTAAAATTCCTAATCCTGTAGTTCCTACAGGACATAATATTGTAACATTTGAAATCAGAAAAGATTTAGATAATTCTTTAGTTGCCGATGGGGAGCTACAATTTTTAGATAATGATGCATCATTTGAATCTTATATTCAAATAGACTTTATTATATCGCAAGTTATATAATCGAGATTATACTTATAATATATGTCAACACCTTGTAATAGTCTAAATGTTCAACTTATCAAAGTAAGTAAATTAGCTAGCTATAGCGCTTTAAAAGATAGTGATGTAATTCTAACAATAGAAAATACGAGCGGTAATTTATATTCTCGTAAAAGTACTCTCGCAAACCTATTGAATTATGTTGGCAATAATCCAAATGCCAAATTTACGGGATCGTTTTCGGGAAGTTTTAAAGGAAAAGCCAGTGGTAGCTTTAGTGGAAGCTTTTATGGTACATCAACATTTTCTCAAACATCATCATATTTACGTCAAACAAATCAGAACACATCAAAGGGCGTCGGATACTTTGATGGTACGAGATTAACAAGTGCTCCAGGATTAATATTTGAAAATAATTCCGGCGGAGTTAAATCATTAAATATATCATCATCACTTGCATTTAATTATCTAGTTATTGCTAGCAGAGGTAGTTCTGGATTTAATCAAGCGGGTATAGCGTTAGCAAATTATAATAATAGTAAACCATATCCAAATTATTCAGCGTGGACCTTGTTGAGCACTGATAGTGGTAGTTTAGTATTTGTCGCCCCAATTGGATCAAATGCCTTTTCATCATCCGGCATTGTTGCTAAATCTACAACCGGCGAGTGTTATGGTATGGTTCAACGAAGAAATGGATTCTATTTCTGGCCATACATGTCCCTTAATACCCCAAGTAGAGATGGTGCAATCGGTATAGGTGTACAACCTCCAAGCACATCTACTGGTGCATTTAGTGAATATTTAAGAGCTAAGTTACAAATTAATATGTATAGTGGTAGTGGAGAAGGAGCATGGACTCCACAAGCAACTGTAGAACATAGATCCACAGCAATATTGGTTAATTATGGATCATCAAGTGCTGCATTTCCAAATTTAACAAAGACATTTTTTGTTTCTGGTAGTGGTAACACTTATATTCATGGTAAGTTAAATGTAAATGGTGGTATTACAGGGTCATTCTATGGTAAAACACCATTTAAAACACTTAATGGCAAATCTGTTAGTTTCTGGGGTACAGGCAGTCATGCTGTATCTTCTAGTTATGCAAAAACTGCCAGTTATATAGCAGGTGGTAGTGCCGCTGGTTTAATCAAATCCGCCAACTCAGTTCAATCTTCAACTCAAGCTGTCGGGGCCGGCGTAACGTGGACAGACACCGCTTTGGCGATTACTATAACACCAAATTCTTCCACTTCTAAAATTTTGATAAATGCTTCAATTGTGTTGGCAAATGGTAATGCTCCCGGAAATGCTATAGCGGGGTTATGGGTTTTAGAAGGTGGAACATATACGCCATTGATTGAACAATTTACCAGTGTTGATGGAAGTACCTTTGATGCACAACCATCATCTACTACATATTTACATACGGCTGGATCTACAACATCACGTACCTATTTGGTCAGAGTAAAGGGTGATACTGCGAGTTCAGGTTGGTATATAAATAGATCTCATTATTCTATTGCTTCAGGATATTCTGCAACTTCTTCAATGACATTGTTAGAATTTTTATTATAGTTCTTGACATTTTTCGAAAGGTGTGTAATATATATTATCAGATGGTGATATTATAGACACTATCTACTATAGTGCTCGAGTGAGGCTATTAGGTTAATAAGTTCAACTGAATTATTAAAAAAAAGAAAGGTAAATATATGTCAGTAGTAAGATATAATAGTCCGTTTGCATTGCGTCACATTGATCGTGACGAATTTCTAACTCCATTTGACCGCGTATTTGATGAAGTATTTGCGGCTCATTTCCCAGAATTAAATAAAGAATTGGGAGTGGGTTTCTTCGAAAAACAAAGTTATCCCCGTGTAGATGTAGTCGATTACAATGATCGCGTCGAAATTCTAGCAGAAATTCCAGGTCTAAGTAAAGACGAAGTATCGGTTGAAGTACAAGAAAATGTACTTACCATTAGTGGTCAAAAGATCAAAAATGTGGAAGATAAAGAATCTACTGGAAAATATATTCGTAGAGAATTAAAACATAGTAGCTTTAAGAGAAGCTTCACTCTAGGTGATCAAATTAATAAAAATTCTCCTCAGGCTAAATTTGAGAATGGTTTGTTATCCATCACATTATCAAAGGTTAAACCCACCATTCCTGAAACAAAGAAGATAAAGATCAATTAATTTGATTTAGGTTATGTTAACCCCGTTATTAAATTAACGGGGTTTTTTATTTAATTAATATTTATATATATGATACAATTTAAACATCTAATCATATTTACATCACTACTAATAGCTGGGTGTGCTGCATATTTTAGTGTATATGGTATTGGAATGCTATTTTCTGGTGCCACACTAGCGGCTATGATTATGGCATCGGCGTTAGAACTTGGTAAACTTGTTACAACATCTTGGCTCTTTAGATATTGGAAACGTGCTAATATATTGTTGAAGTTGTATATGATTTTTGCAGTATTTGCTTTAATGTTTATTACATCGTTGGGTGTATTTGGATTTTTAACCTCTGCATTTCAAAAGTCTTCATTAGAAACGGAAGTATCAACAGCTAAAATTGCTGCATTTGAATCACAAAAAGTAGAAGAGTTGAAAAAGATTGAATCTACCACGATATCTATAAGTAATTTGTTTAAATTAAGATCTTCTCAAGAGGCAAGATTGTCAGAAACATTAACAAATGTAGTAATTGCAAGAAATCCAATTCAGTTTCAAAATCTTCAAAACCAAATTAACGATCAAATTGAAGGTTTGAATAAACAAATGGAAACTGAAAATGAAAAGCTTAAAATTTCTGGGGATAGGTTATCAAAAATAGATGAAGACGTATTCAAACTTAAAATTGAAAATAGTCAGAAAAAAGATATAACTACATTTAAATTTGTTGCGGATGAATTTAATACAACCATTCAAAAAGTGGCAAAATGGTTTATAATAATATTAATTATTGTATTTGATCCATTAGCAATCGTTTTGCTTTTAGCCTATAATATCATAACAAATAATAACTATGAAAAAGAATCAAAACATTATCAAATATACAAAAAAGAAGATATCAAAGAATCTTCCACAACTGACTCTGTTCAAACTAGTTCAATATCAGATTCAGAACAACCTAACAACGCTAATAACGATGTTAAAATCGTTGAAAAAATTGTGGAAAAACCAGTCGAAGTTGTAAAGATTGTGGAAAAACCAGTCGAAGTTGTAAAGGAAGTGGAAAAAGTAGTAGAAAAAATTGTTAAACAAAAGAATGAAAGTGTTAGAGGTGCGTTTGCTAGTTTTTAAATAAAAAAATTATTTTGAAACATTCGTAATATATATTTTATACTTGAGGTGAAAAATCGAATATATATGAACGAAGAAGAATTGTTAGAATTATATAATCTAATCAAGTATGGATATGAAAATACTGATTGGAATTCTGTAAAAGAATCACTAGACTATATCGCTGAATATATTGAAGTGTCAGATGATATAGTTGAATAAATAAATGTACGTAATTATTATTTTTCTATTAATATCACTAGTAACAAACATATTTTTGTTTGTAGCTTTAAAACGCGCATTTTACACAATTGATATTTTGGAGACTTGGTTAATTGACTTTAAAAAATCAATTAATAATGTATACAAAAAGTTGAAAAGTATTGATGAACGTGGTATCTTTGAAAAAGATGACGATGTTGGTTTTTTATTTAATGACATCGTTAACATAATAAAGATAACTAACCAAAGGATAAATGATGAGTCAGCCACTACAACCGATGTTGATGAAAAAACAAACCAAATCTAAAAAGAAACTTGTTAAGATAGTTAATAAAACAAAGGCATCTAAGGTTTTATTTAAAAATAAAAAGAAACCAAAAATTTCCATTTCTATAATATCAGAGAATGATATTAAAAATAAAAAAACATTGGTAAAAAAAGAAAAGCCTATTAAGAAATCAGAGATTATTGTTCCAAGAACCAATGAACCTATCAAAAAAGATGTGATGATTGAAGAATCAGATGAAGTAACTTTGGTAGATGAAAATGAACCAAAGAAAAGACGTAGAGGTAGAAATAAGAAAGAAAAGATTTATTTTAGTAAGGCTACAGAAGAAGCTATTATAGAATACAACGATGAGAAAGATAATAATATTCGAAACAATATATATGAAACTAAGATTAGATATAGTTTTGAAAAATTAGTAGAAAATATATTCAATACATTTAAGTTTACATATTTTGATAATAGTCCACTAGAAATACAAAAAGAAACTGTTAGTCATTTAGTTTCCAATATACATAAATTTCAAGCCGGTAAAGGTAAAGCATTTAGTTATTTTAGTATAGTAGCAAAGAATTATCTTATATTTCATAATAATTCTAATTATAAAAGATTTAATCAACACGTAGATATTGCAGAAACTCCAAGTGAATCATCAGTCTGTTTACAGACAGAGGATGAACATTACAAGAATGTTCAGACAAAAGAACTTATGCGATTATTAGTAGATTATTGGGAAAAAAATCTTAAAAAAATATTTAGTAAGGAAAAAGATCTAAATATAGCATACGCAGTCATTGAGTTATTTAGAAACTGTGATAGATTAGAAACATTCAATAAAAAAACCTTATATCTCTATATTAGAGAGATTAGCGGATGTAAAACTCAACAGGTTACTAAAGTAATTGATAAGATGAAGAATTATCAAAACACTATAATGCAAAGTTATCTAAACAAAGGCGTTATTTAAAATTAATTAAATTAACCAACCACCTAAGAAATTAGGTGGTTTTTTCTATTTATATGATATGGATCTAAACTTTGAAATATACAAGGGAAAATCTTTTTCGGGTCTTTGCAAAGATATTGTAAAGAATTCCGAAAGTAAAAAGGACCAAATTGATATATTGGTTTCTGAATTGAGAACATTAATTAAGACTGTTAACGATGCTGTTATTATTGTACCTCTTATAAAAGACTATTACGATGTTGGTGTAAAGAATGATGAACAACTAGTTAAATTAGCATCTGTAGTACAAAGATTAGTTGCTAAGACTGAAAATACAGCCGAAGGGTTAAATATGATGATTACAGATGAAGAACGTAAACAATTAATGGATGAAGTCATAAAAATAGGTAAATCATAATATGAGCAGTTCTACAAATATAGTAAGTATTATTAAAAACCAAAGTCAAGCTCCAAAGTCTTTGGATCCAACTAATATCTTATCAGCTAATCCAAACTTGCAAGTTGCGGTGGTGGTAGATATCATATTGGATAAAAATCATCCGTTTCTAGGTAAGAATCAAAACGATCCTAATTCTTATCCAGCACCTACCATCAAGTACCAACAGATACCAGTAAATTATAATACTGGTATACCAAACCCATCAGATACAGATTTTAGCTATATTGGTAGAGCCAAAGTTAGAATTTTAAGTTTGGAAAAACAAACCGCAGTTGAAAAGTTGCCATGGGCTATACCACTTGATACTACGATTACACAATATCCTCTGATTAACGAACAAGTATTGGTGATCAAAATAGGAGATAATTATTTTTACACAAAACCACTAAGTAAGTTTAATTTTGTTGGAACAAATGGTGATTTCGTTACAGAGAAATCAGCAAGCGATACATCAAATAGTGCCATACCATATCGTAAACCTCTGGATCCCAAACAAACTTGGGAAAGTTATATATCACATCCCGCATTTACTAACTTAAACCAAACAGGATTTTTTGGTAACTACTTTGTTATAAATCCATATATTAGATCTGTTAAAAAATATGAAGGTGATACTGCTATTGAAAGTAGATTTGGTCAATCAATTAGATTTAGCGCATACGATGAAAATAGATTAATTGATAAAAATATAAGAGACTCTTCATATATTCTTGATAAAAACTTATTGAAGAGATCAGCCTATGGTGGTTATGGTAATCCAAAAATTACAATTAGAAATAGACAACGAAACATTTCTAAAGATATAGATCAAATTATACATCCAAAATTACCACCCATTCCAAAAATAGATGAACAAGAAAAAAATTATGGCGGTCAGATAGAAGAAGATATAAACCACGATGGTAGTACTATACAAATAACAAGCGGTGCTACACAATCAATGTGGAGAACAACTGTATACAAAAGTATATTTGGTGTGACCGTAGATTCTTTGCCTACCGAAGAACAGGTAAAATATAATACAACCAATTCTACAAAGTTTGTACTACCCACACTTACTGGAGATCAAATAGTCATCAATACAGATCGTTTGGTATTGAGTAGTAGATTCGCAGAAACTTTACATTTTAGTAAAAAGCGTTATGCGGTTGTTACCGATAATGAATATACTGTTGATGCCAATGATCAGATAGTAATGACCACAAATAGATTAGCATGTTTAAATGCTCCTCAAATATTTTTGGGTCAATATGGAGACACTAATGAACCAGCATTATTAGGACAAACCACCGTCGATTGGTTATATGATCTATGTAATTGGCTATTGGACCACGTACATTGGTATCATCACGTACATCCACATCCACATGGTCATGAAGATGCCGGTGCTATAAATCAACAAAATACCAATGACTCAAATCCAGATCAAACGCAAATACCAGTACAACAAATAACTTTAAAATTATTGAGAGATAATCTACACAAGACCATGAGTAGAAGAGTGTTCGTTACTGGAGGTGGTTATGCACCGGGTAGTAATGGTGTAAAACCAACAGGCAGTGCTGGTGAGTGCAAAGATCCCGTTGAAATTAATACTGTTACAGGTGATGGAGTTGTTGGTGATTTCAAAGGTAGAAATCGTCGTGAAGGTCCGGTACAAATAGAATTTGAATTTGAAAATTAATCATCATGAGTGAATATTATATATCATACGAACAGAAGGTGCCTTGGAATGGTAGTGTTTTTAATGCAAATGAATATAGAAAAGCCATTAATGCGTTTTATTCAAAGGTTGATCTTGTAAACCCAAATGTAAAAACTGCCGATGATGCGCCGATGCCTACTATATCTGTGCGAGATTTATCTCCTGATGCAAAATTTCCAAACGAATTAGGATTTGGATTAACTGGTAAATTTTCCGATACAAAAAAAGATGAATTAACCGGTTTACCCAGAGTATTTGTAACATTGAGTGGTGATATAAAAGTCCCAAGACCAACAACTTCGGGAAAAACATTGAGCGTAACAATAGCCTCAGCAAATAAAAGCTTAGTAGCAGATGGTACAACACCCGCAATTGCTTTTAATAAAGCTTTTAAACAATTAAGAGAATCTATTTTACAAACATTAGCCGATCAGATAGGTGGAAGAGGTATTAAGATAGAAAGACAAGATGCGTTCACTGACCCAGAACCAGCACTAGTTGGTCCTCCAACACAAACCATATCTGGTGTGACAAATAAAGCTCCTGTCGTTGATAATCCAAATATTAAACTTCCAACACAAGAAGTTAAAGGATTGGATGCAAATGCCGCTCAACAAGCTGCTTCCAAAGCAACATCACAAGTGCAAAGTTCTGCTACATCCGCAGTTAGTTCTGTAGGCAATCTCACATCTCAAGCACAAAGTGCGGTCAGCCAAGCACAGGGTTCTGTAGGCAATCTCACATCTCAATCACAAAGTGCGGTCAGCCAAGCACAGGGTTCTGTAGGCAATCTCACATCTCAAGCACAAAGTGCGGTTGGAAATGTACAACAAAGTGCCGGTGGTATACTAAACAATTTATCTTCTGGTGTCAAAGGCGCTTTAGGAGGTGGTGCTTTAGGTGCTGGTATCGGTGCATTAGCCGGTGGTGGTAAGGCTGCTTTAATTGGAGCTGGAGCTGGTGTTTTGGCTGGGGGTATAGCTGGAAGTGTGGTTGATAAACTTAATCCTAAAGGTATAAAAGTAGATGGTTTGGGTAAGGATTGGTCTCCGGATAAATTTAGTCCTGAATCGATTGCGGGTAATGATAAGATTATTGATGCAAAGACCGGAGTTATTAGTTCCACTTCAAAACTAGCAAAATCAGTTGGGGGTTTAATTGGTAAAGCTCAAGGTGCTGCCAGTGGTGTATTAGGTGCAGCTGGTAGTGTAGTTGGTGGAGTAACTGGTGCAGCAGGTAGTGTGGTTGGTGGCGTAACGGGTGCAGCGGGTAGTGTGGTAGGTGGGGTAACCGGTGCAGTTGGCGGTGCATTAAGTAAAATCCCATTAGTTGGTGGCGTAGCAGGCGGTTTAGTAAGTGGTGTTGGTGGCGCAGCAGGTAGTCTAGTAAGTGGTGTTGGTGGCGCAGCAGGTGGTTTAGTTAGTGGTGTTGGTGGTGCAGCAGGTAATTTAGTTAGCGGTGTTGGTGGCGCACCAGATGTAGGTTCTATGGGTGGTTTAGTGGGTGGAGCTTTAGCCGGTGCTGGAGTTGGTGCCGGTATAGGAGGATTAGTGAGTGGAGCAAAAGGTGCTTTAATTGGAGGAGGTGCGGGTGGTGCTTTAGGAGCTGCAGCTGCTAAATTGTCAAGTATTAAAAAGAACATGCCTAAACTTAAAATTCCCAAACCACCAAGTACTCCTAGAATTAAAACAATTAAAATACCAAGACCTGATAGTACCAAAGGTGCGGAACAACTATTAAATTTATCAAAATCAAAATTGGGAGCTATCAAAACTAATGTAGGTTCACAGATAACCGCTAATATTGATACAAATAAATTGAACTCTTATGGTGGATTCGGATAATATTGTGATAAGATAAATTTAGTTAAATATCAAACAATCTAATAATTATATATAATAATATGAAAACTGATGCTCTTAAAGAAATTATACGTAAGATTGTACAACAAGAAGTTAAAGCTGTTCTTAAAAACGAATTGAGAACATGTTTAGCTGAAATTTTGTTGACTCAAGACGGTAAAAAGTCTCAATTAAAAGAAACTTCATCTACAAAGATGCAAGACTTAATTGAACAAGAACAAGTTGAGGAACAACCAACACCAGTACCTAAGAAATTTGTCAAATACTCAAATAATGACGTATTAAATCAAGTACTGAACGAAACTACAGGTGGAGTTCCAAGAGAGGGCCAATATGTTGGTTTATCTGAGGGATTTAATCCGATTGGTGGAAATGTATCTGTAATATCTGATACTGAATCTCCAGTTCAAGTACCTGAAGTTGCTCCAAAAGAGGTAAAATCTGTTTATCAAGCCATGACCAGAGACTATTCAAAGTTGATGAAGGCTATAGATAAGAAAAGAAATAAGGCTTAATCCATGGCTAAAAAAGCTCTAGGTTTAAAATTACCGATTACGTTGGGTCAAGATGGATATTTTGAAACCAATTCATTGACCTCAGAACAATTATCATCAAATATTCATAATCTTCTATCGACTAAACCCGGCGAGAGAAGATTTAATAATACATTTGGATCGAGTTTATATAACTTACTATTCGAAATGAATGTTACGGAGGTTTCCAGAGAAATTGTTGTAGATACTGTACAGCGTGATATTGATAAATTTGTCAATGGTGTGATTGTCAATGATGTAAAGGTTCAACTTTCTAGTGAACAAAATTACAGAGGATCTATAAATAATGATGAAAATAAAATATTTATAAGCGTTGTATTTACTTATAATAATGCTACAACACAAACGGATGTAACAATCTCAACCCCTAGAATCTGATGTCAGAAATAATTAATAAAACATTTAGAAATAATACCAAAGACGTAAATTACGTCAATAGAGATTTCACATCTTTAAAACAACAGCTTATTGAGTTTACAAAACAATATTATCCGCTGTCTTATAGAGATTTCAGTGAAAGTTCTCCTGGTCAAATTTTTATTGAACAAGCCTCTTATGTTGGTGATGTTTTATCTTATTATACCGATCAACAATTTTTGGAAAGTTTTATTCAATTTGCGGTAGATCGTAGAAACATCATAAACCTAGCTAAGTTTTTGGGTTATAAACCAAAAGTTTCTTCCGCATCAACTGCGGATGTTGATATTTTTCAACTTATACCATCTATACAAACTCTAGACAATAAGTTTATACCGGATGAAAGATATGCTCTTATATTAAGACCATTTACACAACTTACTAGTTTAAGTGGTATAAACTTTATCGTAGAAGAAAGCATAGATTTTACACAAGACACTTTATTTTCACCAAGAGAAATCAGTGTGTTCAATAGAGACGTATCAGGTGCTCCTCAATTCTTTTTATTAAAGAAATCAAGCAAGGCTTATTCTGGTACTATCGTTACCAAACAAGTAAGTGTTGACGCTGCTACTCCATTTTTAACTTTGAAATTAGATGAAACAAATGTTCTTAAAGTTATAAGTATTGTAGATAGTAATAACAACAATTATTATGAAGTAGACTATTTGGCACAAGATACAATTCCATTAAAAGTAGATAATGTTCCACTTACTAATCAAACATTGTCTAAGTACAGAGGTGAAACACCAAAAATTTTAAAGTATTTAAGAACCGAAAAAAGATTTGTAACAACTATTGATGAAAGTAATTATACATATTTGCAGTTTGGTGCAAATACTGAAAATTTTCAAAATACAATTGTAATTCCTAATCCAACTAACGTTGGTGTTGCTTTATCAAACTTGAAGAATTTAAACATAAGTTTGGATGGAACAAACGTATTGAAGAGTAATTCGTATGGTGTATCACCATCGAATACAACGTTGACAATAACATATATTATTGGTGGTGGAGTCAATTCAAATGTTAATTCTGGTGATATAAGTAAGATATCATCTACATCATTTCAAAATGATACAACTGGTTTAACAGATAGTGAAATTAATCTTCTTAGAAGTGTTCAAAACTCACTAAGAGTCAATAATGAAGAAGCTTCAACTGGTGGTGATGATGCTGAAACCGATGAAGAAATAAGACAAAATGCTATACTAAACTTTTCAGCACAGAACAGAATGGTAACTCAAGATGATTTCTTATTGAGGATATATGCATTACCGCCGGATTTGGGTAATATTGCTAAAGCATATGTACAAAATAATTTAACTCAACAAGTAACTTATAATGGATTGGTATCTGGTTTGACAACAATAGATAATAATTTGAGTTTAAATTTAAACCCTATTAATCCACTAGATCGTAGAAAATTCTTAGAATCTAATAATCCATTTACAAATAATTTGTATTTGTTGGGTTATGATACAAACAGAAATTTAACAGTTGTAAATGCGGCCACTTTGCAAAACTTGGTTACGTATATAAACAACTACAGGATTTTGACTGATAAGATTAACATAATTGATGGATTCATTATAAACATAGGTATAGATTTTAAGATTTCAGTATTTCAAGGATTTAATAAACGTGAAGTATTGAATAATTGTATTGAATCCGTTAAATTATTTTTTGATATTGACAAATGGAGTTTTAATCAACCAATCAATTTGAGCCAATTAAATTTTGAAATAATGAAGATTGAAGGAGTACAATCTGTAACAGATATCAAAATTAAAAATTTAACTATTGACGATGGAAATTATTCTCCAGTGGCTTATAATATTAGTATAGCTACGCAAAATAACATAGTATATCCATCGAAAGATCCATCAGTATTCGAAGTAAAATTTCCAAATTTAGACATTAAAGGATTAGTAGTATAATATGCATAAATTTATATATCCAGCAAAAGATACATACATAAACAACTCATCTAAGTATGAAAGTAAAAATTTTGGTATAGATGAAACACTAGAAATTTATGCGTCAAATAAAGGTGCTGAGACATTGTTTACCGATATAAATTGGCATACACCACCACAAACCACACAATCATATGGTAACGAAGGATGGCTAGCATATACTACATCATCTCTTTATGTATACTCTGGCAGTATGTGGAGAAAATTTGATCTTGTATCTGATACAATAGCTAACACGACTTTCATCGCAAATTTTACAGGTAGATTATCAAATGTAACAAGTGTTCCCAGAAAGAGATTATTTGTATCTGGTTCTGCAGGTTTTTCATCTGGATCATTCAGTGGTAGTTATAACTTTACAAATAATTATTTTTACGCTAGTGGATCTTGGACAACAGGTAGTTTTTCGGGTTCTGTAAAATCTGGTTCGAAATTTACCAAATTAAATATGGGTCCACGAAACTATATAGTTTCTCCATTGACCGCATCATTAACTGGAACAGGTAGTTTTAAGAATCTTCAAGGTATTATAAATGGCAGATCAAATACTGGTCTCCCAGTTAAAACAGGTTTTTACAGACCTGTTAGTGCTTTTAGAAGTGGATCCTTTAGTGGAACATTTTCATCATCTCATTTTAATGGATTTATTCAAACCATAACATCATCAACATTATATTATGCAGATGTTGTAAACTTTATTGGTTATTTTGATGGAATGTACGATGGTACATTTGCAAAACCTTCGACTGCAACGTATCTACTATATCCAGAATTTTCCAGAACTTTGGTTAAATTCGATTTGACACAATTAAGCCAATCAATCGCATCGAATCAAATTTCAAGTTCACATATCAAGTTTACATTGAACTTAAAAGCTTGTGGTGCTAGAAATCTTCCACTGGATTATAAAATATATGCGTATCCACTAAGTGCAAGTTGGGAAAATGGTAATGGTCGTTATGCAGATAATGGTAGTAAAATGGGTGCTAGTTGGGACTATAGAAACTATAGTGGAAGTGGATTGTGGTTTGGTAATTCAATATCACGCAGTTACGAAAAAATAGATTATTTGTTAACTTCATCATATGCTACTGCAAGTTTTAAAAATCAAGGCGGAACTTGGTATTATGATGTGCCACAATCATATAATAACAAATCTAAATGGATATGTAGCTCTTCATTTTTTCCAGGTTTAAGTGGATCTAGCCTGATTGCAAGTCAATCATTTACATTTGGTGCTCAAAGTGATATAAGTATGGATATCACAACCATGGTAAGATCTTGGTTATGCGGTTGTGTACCTAATAATGGATTAATATTGATTACATCATTAGAACTTAGTACACCACCTTTAGATTATACCGATGGATTATTACAATTCTTCAGTAAAGAATCAAATACTATATATTCTCCATACCTAGACGTAGCATGGGATGATGTAGTATTTAATACAGGTAGTCTAGCTCCATTAACCGGATCCACTGAAAATTTAATCAATATTCAGTATTTAAAACAAGCATATAAGGCTGGTAGTATTCCAAAAGTTTTTGTATTTGGTAGGGATAAATATCCACTTAAATCTTTTAGCAAAGCATATCAACAACCTGTTATGGTTACTCCAAAGTATTTGCCAACATCATCATATTACATGATTAAGGATGCTGAATCGGAAGAAGTACTCATCAATTTTGATAGATATACTAAATTGAGTTGTGATGCAAATTTAGGCAATTATTTTATAATTGATACTTCAGGATTACCCCAAGAAAGATATTTCAAAATACTTATTAAAGTAGAATATGATGATGGTACCGTCGACATAACGGATACTGGCAAAATATTTAAGATTGTAAGATGATATGGCAAATATACCATTAGTTTATAACGTATCTTTAGTAGATATTCAAAAATTTAAAGATTTTGGGACATTCGCCAATAACTTTGATGAGTTTGGAAATCTAAAACAAGTGTATTCTGTTAGTCAATCGGTAAGTGGTAGTTTAAATTACGTAAATCTTCCTTTGAAAGCATTTGTGTATAATGAATCAAAAATTGAAGATACAAATACATTAGATTTTACAGAATTACAAACTCCTGCCGCCGCTGATAATAGAAATATCAATACGGTAATAGAAGAATATAATAAAGCCATAGCTGAAAATCGTATTTTGAACGAAACTATAAATGAATTGGTTACAAAATATGAAGATAGTGATGATAAACAAGTTATTGCTGCTATGAAAAGCGAAATTATTAATCTTAGAATCGAACTGGGACAGGGGAATGCAGCGTCTGATTTTGGAGATGACTTCCCGTTTTTACCACTAATATAATATGCCTTACAATTATTTGACAATTGATGAAAATGGATCAAATACAGGTTTAGTGAGTGCTTCGTATTTCGATACAGAACTTCAATCTTTGTACGAACAATCATACCTGACCAATGAAATATTTTTTGGTGATTCTGATGATGATTTAGTTGAATTCAGTCTATACAATTCTGAACAAGAACCTTTAGCATTTAATAGAATTATTCCTAACGTTACGTATAATGTAATTCAGGGAGATTATTTAGATATAAATGGTCAATCAAAAAACTATAGAATTTTAAATCCTAATACAAATATTCTCAGATTTGGTGATAACATGCTGTTACACCCACAATTTGATTTGAGATTTAATGAAGTAAGTCCAGGTCTATATTATCTTTTATATAATCCAATACGTAATATTGCGGGTAATACCAATACACGTTTGGTTATTAAAGAAATCTCACCAAGCAGAACAGAATTAAGACTTTCATTTGCATTTAATAAAAATATCAGTGAATCAAATAGATTAACCTCAATTAAAACATCAGCATTTGCTAGTAAAAAATATTTGTTCTTGCAGCTTGGAGATAATTTGAAAAAGATCATAAATAACAATCCTCTTTCAAGCAATTTCTATATTAGAAACCAAGATTTTCAATCAAATATTATAAAGATTTGTCAAAATCTTGGGTTTAAAAGTGAAGCAGATTTGTTACAATTCATAATTGATAGTTACACTGGTTTTGATAAGGTACTTGTTTTAAATAGAAATGAAAATACAGATGTACTTTCATATCAATCAGTAAAGTTTACTGGTATTGCTGACCAATTAAAGAATTTCATTTATCAATATAACGATTTAGAATTTTCCGCTGACGAAATTCAATTGGCAATAAAAACTATAGTAACAAAGATTTCTCAAGATAGAATTGTACAAAAAACATCATTAAATCCGATTGATTTGCAAGATGCTGTAGACTTTTTTGTACAAGTTATATATGAAGATTGGTTACAACCACAAACATCAGACTTACTAACTAACTATAGTATCAGATTTTTTGGATTATACAAAAATGCTTTGAATTTTGATAATGGAAATTTAGTAAAGATTTTATCTCACACAAGTTACTTTAATTCAATTGAGGGTGTTAATAATGTACAAATCAAATTAGATTCACCATTACCAACTGAATATAATCTCAAGACAACATGTTGGATATCTAATATTTCTATAGCACCATTATACTTTAAAGTAAACATGTATGCTGATTCGGTATCTCGTAAGGTATATTTGAATGGAGTTAATTTTTCTGTAAAAGTTCCGACAATTGCGGCATCCAATGATACATTCTCAAATATAGATCAAAACTCTTTGTTTTATGCAAAATCAAGATTAAAACAAAAGATTAATGATTTGTTGATTGATTATAATGATTTTAATAATTTTATAAATTATTCTTCTGCTGAGTTGAGAACAAAGATTGCAAAGAATAAAATTATTCAATATGTTGGTCTAGATACTTCTAAAGAACAAGTATCTACTCGAGCAAGTAATTCAAGTCCTTCAATTTCGTCGTCTTTATCTGAAAGATTTAATGTTTTAACTCAAGATCAAATTAACATACTAAACACATTTGATGAATATGAATCATATTTGTTCTTCAATACGTCTAGTATAGATGATAAAATTCAAGAGGGTATATCATATGATAAAGACAACTATGATAGTTTATTAAATCAGTTGCCTGCTTATTTAAAGAATGATCCACAATCTGAAGATTATATAAAATTTACATCGATGGTTGGTCACTTTTTCGATAATATCTTAGTATACATTAAAAAGTTTCCAAGAGCTTATCCAATATCATACAATGACAGCAATGATTATCCAAAAAATTACATCGAAGAACTATTAAATTCATTTAACTGGAATTTAGATAACGTTAAATTTGAAAAGAGTGATATACGTCAACTTTTATTCAATAATACCGAATACACAGGTTCACTTTCATCTTCTTACTTTGATTATGCCAAATCTATATTAAATAGATTTACCAATAATTTAAGTGGTGTATATAAAACAAAAGGAACTGGTACGTCATATGAATTGATTAGAAGTATATTTGGTGTGTCATCTGACTTAATACAGCCTGTAGAATATGGAAGTAGTGATGTTTTTGTAAATAGACAAGTATTCTATGACTTTGATGATATTATATACATGTCCAAATTTACAAACAACGAGTATATAAAATTTAATTATACTGGCAGCGAATTTAAATTGGTACCTTCTGGAAATGCATATTCACAAAGTGCAAGTCCTGGTATAACACAATCTTTTAGAGAAGTGTTTACAGGTCTATCCGCTTTAGAATTATCATTTAAATTCAAAATTAAAAATTATGATTTTTTAGACCGTATTCCACTAATTAAGAAACAGCGAAATGGTACCGATTGGCAAATTTATGTTAAGAAGTCTATACAGAAAGAAAGTGGTCAATTAATATTTAATTTCCAACCTTATGAATCTAATGAAGCTATTAATATAGTGTTACCAGAATTGCCTTTACTCAATGGTGACGTATATACTTTGTTATTATCAAGAGAATTAGCTCCAATCGCATTTGATATACCGGAAACTATTATCAATAGCAGTGCACTAACTCAGTCTATAACATCGTCTACGGCTGAAAAATATGCACCATATGTGTACACATTAGCTGTTAATCAATATTATGGAAGCCAATTAAATTTTACTGCAAAAAAGACATCAACAGTATTATACGAATATAATCAGTTTTTCTCAAGCGGTAGTTATCATGTTGGTAATTTTTTAACCACAACTAAATTTGTAGGAAATATTGATAAAATCAAAGTTTATTTGGATCCTATCTCTCAAGATAATTTTAATGAACATTCATATAATATCAATTCATTTTCTATAGATGATAAGAGTAGAGAGTATGAAAATGCTAGGTATGTTTGGAGTTTTGATACTCCTATCAGCCTGTACACAACCGCATCTGGAAAGTTAGTACCAAATCAAAACCCTTATTATAAAGATTTTTTCACAGCTGTAAATTTTCCAGCACAAATTAAAAATGTTGGTTATCCTGTATGTAAACCTATGGAAGTAACAGACTTTCCATATCAATTTGAAAAGTTGTCATTAAAACAAACTATTAATTCAAATAAATTTGGTCCAAATTATAGAAATAATAGTAAGATTAATAAAATCGATTTGAAATTGGATACTAATTTAGTTCCATCTGAGGAATCCGCATATACAACAGATGTACTTGGTGCGGACTCAAATGTTATTGGATATTATATCACTCCATATAACTACCTAAACACAAAGATTGAAGACTTTTTAGGCAAGGATGGTATTGCAAATATCATTGGCGATCCAGCATATTTAACACAACAAAGTTATCCAGAACTTAAAGTTTTGCAAAGGGAATTTGCTGCGTTAAATGAAAAGTACATATATCCACAAGAGTTTTTATCAACCTATAATTTTTACATAGATTTTTCTATTTTTGATTTTATTAAGAAAATAACTCCACAAAGAGCTACTTTAAAACGTGGTATATTATTAGAACCATCAGTATTTGAACGTCAAAAATTCAACTATAGAAACGTTGAAGTCACCGCTTTAAATCCTGATAACGCTTTGGTCTCTTCATCTAGTTTAATAACATTTAATAACTACGCTACACTTACATCGTCCTTAACTAATACCGAGAGTACATCAAGTTACGGAGTTTTAAGATTGCTTGAGACTAATGATATTGATATTGATCACGATCAATATAATTATTCGATGTTTGAAATTCCATCTGAATTTGACTCTAGAGACTTTGTTTATAGTAAATATGGTAAAGATGTAGGTATAGATAATGATGGTCCATATATCAAAGATTTAGCTAAGGTGAATGATAATCAATATTATTTGATGACAAATAATAGATTACCTTCTCTGGTAGCATTTTCGTCTAGCTTTTACAGAGTTACTCAAATTGGATCTGGATCTATAACAGGTAGTAGTATTTATAAAGATTTGTATAAAGGAGACTTAAATTCCGGATATTCAAAACGTCACTTAAGCAAATTTGTATTTGCAGGATCTAGAACCAAATATAGGGCCGTAAGTGGTTCTATTTATAAAATTATCAATGGTGTAAAATTGGACAAAAATGCTTCTTTAACATATTATACATTTACCAAGGGTAAAAATGATTATACTCGTACCGTAAATAGAAGTGGTTTGCCGAATGGTTCATCTCCAATTATAACTATACCTGGTTATTTATCTCTACAAGTCACTAGTAGTACTTTTACCAAATATGGTAAATTGACTGGGTCTATATCAAGTCCTCAGTCAATATTTGTACAACAACCACTTACCGCATCGATATATACAAGTTCAAGTTTAGACACGTACATAATGAATTTATAATTACAAATTTCGATAAAAAACTAAAACTTTGATATAATTATTATATATGGCATATTTAGATAACAATGTTCTTACGGTAAACGCCGTTCTCACCAAGAAAGGTAGAGAAATTTTAGCAAAAACTGGTGGTTTAAATATCACAGCGTTTGCTTTATCTGATGATGAAATTGATTATACTCAATTTAATCCAAATCATCCACAAGGAAGTGCTTTTTACGATATAGCTATTCGTAATACACCAGTTATGGAACCTATTACCGACGAATCACAACTTATGAAATATAAGTTGGTCACATTGAATGATGGTGTAACAGCTGTACCTACAATCAATTTGAATATTTCCAGTATTAATGTACCAAGAGATTTTACCGGGGAAATATTGTTGAGTCCAAGTACAAATCCAACATACAATGTAACACTAGGATACACTGCAATTTTGGCAAATAAGAATGTTGGTACTTTGGTTGTTACAGAAACTAATAGTATAAATTCTACAACTGCTACAGTTCCAACATTTGCTGGAGATTTGGCATCCAATACTTCTCAAGCCGTCGTGGGTAATAAATTTAGATTTATTCCAAACGCTTCTCTTTCTAAGACTACAACCACAAATATTACATTGATTGGTAATGAAAGTGGTGGTAATACAGCAATTAATGTTACAGTAACGGTGCCAACAACTTGATAAATTATGATATTCAGTCAATTTACAAACGATGATATAGTAGCAGGTAGAATTAACCAAGTCTCATCTGGTATGTTCGGAACAGGCGATTTACAAGTTAGTCAATCGCTATTTACTACATCATCAACACAAGGTCGTCAGTTAACTGGCTCGACACCATACGATGTAAAAAATGGCCAGTATTATGTGGATGTTTATTATGACTCCGAACAATATTTTTCAGTTGCTTATGGAGATTATGCTAATAGTGGTAGTTCAAAATTCAGTTGGCCAGGCAATGCCGTCCCAGTATTAACTAACGAAACAAAAGTTATTTATACTCAATATAAGAATACACTATTACAACCAGGTGATTCACTATTTAGTTTTGCATCTGGTAGCGTAGATAATCCAGTTGATAGTGAAGCAATTTTTGCTGTTAACTATTCGGCTGATAAGTTTAAAGATCAAATCGATCCGGGTCAAATTCAATTTAATTTAAGTGGTGCAAATGGCGTTTATTCGTATATCGACGATTCACAAGTTGTAAATAAATCACTCGGCGTATATAATCTTATTTCAGGATCAGTTATCAATGGCCTACCAACTCCTTATTTGAAAAATAATAGTCCTGTTTATGAAGGTATTGGGTTGTTTTATCCAACCAATGGTATTGTTATATTTAATGCATTAACACTACAAACAAGAGTTGGTGTAATCACAACATTTAATAGAACAATTGCTTCAGGTACAAATGAATATTCAACCCAAGTTCTGGGTAATTGGAGAGTTTGGACAAGAGACTTTTTTAAATCACTTAAAGGTACTAACAAATTAATGAGTGTAAGAAAGAGTGAATTTGTTCCATCATCAAACTACTTCGTTCGTATTAAAAATAGACAATTTAACTATAGTAATAATCCAACATTTGTGTCTGATGGCACAGATGGACTTACCAAAGGTACTATTATTTATCAAGATTTAATAAATAATCCTCGTACATATATCACTTCGGTTGGACTATACAATGTAAACAATGAATTACTAGCAATTGGTAAGCTAAGTAAACCAACACAAAAATCATTTGATAATGAATTGTTGATTAAAGTAAGAATTGACTTTTAATTATCAATAAATCCTCCTATTTATATTGGGATGATTAAATTTTTTAAAAACGAAGATATTCTTGTAACGGCATTTTCTATAGCATCTCCTAAGGTTGTTAACAATATCGTTACAAATTTAATTGCCGGCAACGATAGCGATGACAACTATTTTCCAATATCATTGTTAAATGATGAATGTGATTACAATGTTTCCGGTAGTTGTGCGACATCAGTAATTGACCAATCATATCTTGCTGAATCACAATATAGCGGTGTTATTCCAAATTTTGAAATTGGCAAGTACATAACAGCTAGTGCGGTTTTTTATCCAAAAGAAAGTCAGTTTTATAATGTTAAAACGAATCCAACAAATTCCGTAGGCACTTATCAGGGTCAAGTTTATAATACAATCAAAAATATGTATTATAACTCTTATAACAATTCTTATAATATATTTGGATTTGATGGTTATGATATTTCAAAAGCCAAATTAAATCTGACCAACGAATTTTCTTTATTTAGTTTTGCGCCGTCACAAGCGGGCGACAGAATAAAACCTGGATCAGTGCGAATTAATAACCAAAGTGGTGATATAATTGGTTATATAGTTGATGATAGTAATTATAACCTATTCCTATCTGGAAGTTATTTCATAGACTATTTTAGTTTTAATTCAAATAGTGATTTAATCACACAAGGATGTTGCGGTTTATCTAGCGTCATAAGTCCAACACCAGCTTATTGTAGTACGCCGGTACCTACACCAACACCAACGCCTACACCTACACCAACACCTACACCAACACCAACACCAACGCCTACACCAACACCAACGCCTACACCAACACCAACACCAACACCAACGCCAACACCAACACCAACGCCTACACCAACACCAACACCAACACCAACGCCAACGCCTACACCAACACCAACGCCTACACCAACACCAACGCCTACACCAACA